GCAGACTCTATGAGTGATTCATGGATGTCTAAAAATGTACGTCCATTAGTTTTAATATGGTGTATATGTATATTTTCATTAGCTGGAATATTAGACAGTGTTGAAACTATACCATTTCACATAAACGAATTATGGAACGATACATTTGAAAAAGTAATGATGGCCGTTGTTTTAGCCTATTTCGGCGGACGTACAACAGAAAAGGCAAGCAATATATTTAAAAAATAAACATTAACATTAACATTAACATTTAACATTATGGCAAAGTACATTAAAATTAAAAAAGAAAATATCAATATTGGAAGCGCTGCTAGTGATATTTTAATCGGAGATATAGTCTCTGTAACTCAAGGAACTTTAGCTGGAGTTGGAAACGCAAATAACGTTGCGATTCAAACTGAAGGCAAAACTTACTTATTAACTGTAACAACTGCTGCTGCTGATTGGACAAAAGACATTCAAAGAGCATTAACAGCTAATCCAGGTGGAGTTATGGCAGTTGTGTCACCTTCATCTACAGTAAAAGTAACTACTTGCTTAATTGCATAAGTAAAAACCTTTTAGATATTGAGACCATCTAACGGTGGTCTCAGTATTATTTAAATTAAATTAAATTAAAAAAAAATGTCAGAAGAAATTAAAAAAATTACAGAAGAAGAGTTATCTAAAATTAAAGATTTTCAAAATAAAATTGCTAAAGCTTTACAAGATGTAGGAGTTTTAGAAGCTGAAAAACATGCTTTATTACACATGGTTTCAGGTTTAAATCAAGATCAAGAAAAACTCAAAAAAGAATTAGAAGAAAAGTACGGATCTATTAATATTAACTTAGCAGATGGTACTTTTGAAGAAATAAAAAAAGAGGAAAAAGAAGAAAAGTAATGAATAACGTTATACGTAAAATCAGTATTGGTTCTGATTATAAAAATGACGCTATGCATTATTCTATTGGTCAAGAAGTTTATGGTGGTCATACAATTTCTCATATTTTATTTGAAGAAAAAGATAACTCGTATAACATTCATATAAAGAAAAACAATGAGGTATTGCCATGGAAGAAATTTAATTCTAACATGGCTATATCTATTGAATATGATTTAGAATATTAATGAATAGTTTATATGATTTTATTATACAGCCAATAGGTGAAAGATATAATAATACTAAAAAGATTGGAGATGTAGATTTAATTTTAAATAATAAAATTGAATCATGGAAGTTTGTAAATCGATTAGCAAAAGTATTATCAACACCATTAGCTGTTAAAACACCTATAAAAAAAGGTGATATAGTTATAGTTCATCAAAATATATTTAGAAGATTCTATAACATGCAGGGTAAACAAAAAGATAGTAGATCGTATTTTAAAGATAATATGTACTTTGCAGGAATTGATCAAATATATTTATATAAAAATAAAGACAAATGGATTTCATTTGGCGATAGATGCTTTGTAAAACCAATAAAAAATTCTAGCTCTATATTAAATAGAAAAGAAGATCCTTATGTTGGTATACTAAAAATTGGTAATAATTCATTAGAAGCATCTAAAATTAATCCAGGAGACACGATAGGATTTAAACCTGGCGCTGAATGGGAGTTTTTTATAAATGATGAGCGATTATATTGTATGAAATCAAATGATATTGTAATTAAATATGGACACAAAAAAAATCAAAAAGAATATAATCCAAGCTGGACGAATAGCAGTTGATGAATTAATTAAAGTTGCTAAAGAACCTATTATTGATTTTGGTCCAGATATATCAGCTGATCGTTTAAAAAACGCAGCTGCTACAAAAAAGCTTGCAATATTTGATGCATTTGAAATTTTATCTAAAATAAATGAAGAAGAAAATATTATTGAAGGTAAAGTTGAAGAACAAACTAAAAAACCTAAAGAGTTTAAAGGTTTTGCAGAAGGGAGGTCTAAATAATGTACGAGCAAAGTTTATATAAAATATTAGATAATCATATTAAACAAAAAACTATAAAACAACAAAATAGATATAGTAAATGGAAATATGGTTACAACAAAGAACATGACGTAGTTGTTATAAGTAAAACTGGTAAAATAGGTGATATAATAGAAATACAAAATCTAAAAATAGCACTACCATTAGCAGAAAAAATACATAAGTTTAAAACTAATAAATGGGAGTATACGCAACTACCAATTGAATTAAAAAGAATAAAAACGATATTTGACTGGGAAGAATATCCGTTAGATTTTAAAGAAACATGGTATGATTACATTGATGAAGAATTTAATCGCAGAGAGCAGGGTTTTTGGTTTTATAACAAAAACGTTGCTACTTACGTTACTGGTTCTCATTACATGTACTTGCAGTGGTCTAAAATTGACGTCGGGAAACCAGATTTCCGTGAATCAAATAGATTATTCTTTATTTTCTGGGAAGCTTGTAAAGCAGATTCACGATCCTTTGGGATGTGTTACCTTAAGAACAGGCGTTCCGGGTTTTCTTTCATGGCCTCAGGAGAGGTGGTTAACTTGGCAACCATATCAAGTGACAGTAGGTATGGTATATTATCCAAGTCCAGATAAGGTGGTACCCATATCGGTTAATTACCCCTTCTTTTTCAAGCCGATCCAAGACGGTATGGACCGTCCAAAGACCGAACTTGCCTACCGTGTCCCAGCCAGCAAACTTACCAGACGTAAGCTTACCAGTAACGAAACCTTACCGGACCTACAAGGCCTCGACACCACCATCGATTGGAAGAACACGGGGGATAACTCCTACGACGGTGAGAAACTCAAGCTCCTCGTTCATGATGAATCGGGCAAGTGGGAAAAACCCAACAACATTCTCAACAACTGGAGGGTTACGAAAACCACGTTAAGACTTGGTAGTAAAATAGTTGGTAAATGCATGATGGGATCTACTTCTAATGCATTAGATAAAGGAGGTAGAAACTTTAAAAAATTATACGATGATTCAGACGTTACAAAAAGAAACCGCAACGGACAGACTCGTTCGGGATTATATAGTTTGTTCATACCTATGGAATGGAATTACGAAGGATACATTGATTCTTATGGATTACCTGTATTCGATACACCGAAAAAACCAACTATTGGGCCACAAGGAGAAGATATATATATAGGTGTAATTGATTATTGGCAAAATGAAGTTGATGGTTTAAAAGACGACGCTGATGGTTTAAATGAATTTTATAGACAGTTTCCACGTACAACAAAACATGCTTTTAGAGATGAGTCTAAATCTTCATTATTTAATTTAACAAAAATATATCAACAAATTGATTTTAATGAAGATGTTGATAATAAAAAATTAATAACCCAGGGTAATTTTCAATGGGAAGGTGGGATTAAAGATAGTAAGGTAATATTTTATCCTAATAAAAACGGTAGATTTTATATTACATGGGTTCCTCCATATAATTTGCAAAATAGAATTATAGAAAAAAATGGTATTAAGTATCCTGGTAATGAACACGTAGGTGCTTTTGGATGTGATCCGTATGATATATCTGGAACAGTAGATAAAAGAGGATCAAATGGTTCATTACATGGACTTACTAAGTTTAGCATGGAAGATGCTCCTGCTGATATGTTTTTTTTAGAATATATAGCTAGACCACAAACAGCTGAAATATTTTTTGAAGACGTATTAATGGCTTGTATATTTTATGGTATGCCAATATTAGCAGAAAATAATAAACCTAGACTTTTATATCATTTTAAACGTAGAGGATATAGAGGTTTTTCAATGAATAGACCAGATAAGTTTTGGAAAAAACTATCTGTTACAGAAAGAGAAATAGGTGGAATACCTAATTCTAGTGAAGATATTAAGCAAGCTCATGCCGCTGCAATTGAATCTTATATAGAAACAATGATTGGATTTAATGGTGATGGTTATGGTAATATGTATTTTCAAAGAACATTAGAAGATTGGGCAAAATTTGATATAAACAATAGAACAACACACGATGCTTCTATTAGTTCAGGTTTAGCTTTAATGGCTTGCAATAAAAATAGATATGCTCCAGTTAGTAGAAGAAAAGTTGAATCTATTAACTTAGGAATAAAAAAATATGATAACACAGGAGTTGTTTCAAAAATAATCAAATAGATGGATATATCAACAAATTATTATAGTTCTTTTCCAAGTCAGACAGTGCCTGATGTAGAAAAAGCTACATTAGAATACGGTAGACAAGTAGGCCAAGCTATTGAAACTGAATGGTGGAGACAAGGCGGAAATGGAACTAGATTTGCTTTATCATATAATAAGTTTCACACATTAAGATTATATGCTAGAGGTGAGCAGCCTGTACAAAAATATAAAGATGAATTATCAATTAACGGTGATTTATCTTATTTAAATCTTGATTGGAAACCAGTTCCAATTATTTCAAAGTTTGTAGATATAGTTGTAAATGGTTTATCTAACAAAGATTATGAAATAAAAGCATTTGCTCAAGATCCTGTTTCATTAAAGAAAAGAACTGATTATGCAACTGCTATATTAGAAGATATGGCTGCAAGACCTTATTTACAAAACCTACAACAAACATTAGGTGTAAATGAGTTTCAAACTGATCCAGAAAAACTACCAGAATCAGAAGAAGAATTAGATTTACACATGCAGTTATCTTATAAGCAAAGTGTAGAAATAGCAGAAGAAGAAGTTATAAATAATACATTATCAAAAAATAGATTTGATAATATAAAGAAAAGATTTAATCAAGATCTAGTCACACTTGGTATTGGAGCGGTTAAAACAAATTGGAATAAAGCTAATGGTGTAACAATAGATTATGTTGATCCAGCTAGATTAATTTATTCATATACTGAAGATCCAAACTTTGAAGATATATATTATGTTGGAGAAGTAGTATCAATGACTATACCTGAAATTGCAAGACAGTTCCCAGAACTAACTAATGATGAATTAGATAAAATTCAAAAAACAAAAGGTTATGGTAGTCAAGGTATTTACGGTTGGCAAACATATGATGAAAATACTGTAGATGTTTTATTTTTTGAATATAAAACTTATAACAGTCAAGTTTTTAAAATAAAACAAACTGATCAAGGATTAGAAAAAGCATTAGAAAAAGATGATTCTTTTAATCCACCTGATAGTGATAGATTTGATAGAGTTAGTAGAAAAATAGAAGTATTATACAAAGGAGCTAAAGTTATTGGTAATAATCAATTATTAGAGTGGAAGCTTGCTGAAAATATGACTAGACCTTTTGCTGATACTACAAGAGTAGAAATGAGTTATGCTATATGTGCTCCACGTATGTATAAAGGTCGTATTGAATCAATAGTTAGTAAAGTTACAGGTTTTGCTGATATGATTCAAATAACACATTTAAAACTACAACAAGTAATTGCTAGAATGGTGCCAGACGGTGTATTCTTAGATATGGATGGTCTTGCAGAAGTTGATTTAGGTAATGGTACTAATTATAATCCAGCAGAAGCATTAAATATGTATTTCCAAACTGGTAGTATTGTTGGTAGATCTCTTACACAAGAAGGAGATATGAATCCTGGTAAAGTTCCAATACAGGAACTTCAAACATCAAGTGGTAATGCAAAAATAGCTAGTTTAATTCAAACATATCAATATTACTTACAAATGATAAGAGATGTGACCGGATTAAACGAAGCTCGTGATGGTAGTTTAGCAGATAAAGATACATTAGTTGGTTTACAAAAACTAGCAGCTAGTGCTTCAAATACAGCGACTAGACATATATTAAACTCTAGTTTATGGTTAACATTAAGAACTTGTGAAAATATTGCATTAAAAATTGCAGATTCTTTAAAAAATCCATTAACTTTAAACGCTTTAAGAAGTTCTATATCTACTTATAATGTAGGTACTTTATCAGAAATACAAAATTTACCATTACATAACTTTGGTATTTATTTAGAATTAGAGCCAGATGAAGAAGAAAAAGCTCAATTAGAGCAAAATATACAAATGGCTTTACAACAACAAAGTATTGATCTTGAAGATGCTATTGAAATAAGACAAATACGTAATTTAAAATTAGCAAATCAAATGCTAAAACAAAAACGTAAACAAAAGCAAGCAAGAGATCAACAAATAGCTCAAGCTAATATAAAAGCTCAAGCTAATGCTAATGCTGAAGCATCGGAA